AGGCATTGAAGTCCCCCCTCCCTACAACAGTAGGGGGACTCGTAACAGTAGTGTTACAAATGAGGGTCATCAGGGATGATTTTTATTGATGGAATTATTCTTTCCCAACACCAAAAAAACGCGCCCAATTTGGCCGGTGTCCGTAATGTTAGATTCCGCGCCGAGGGCGATATTAACCGCGAAGGCAATGTTGTTGACGAACTCGAAATTGTGGGCGAGTCGGCAAGTTGGGCATGGATACAAGGCAGTCATGCCACGGCGATCAGAGTCAAATCGTTTGAGAACTGCGTTGCTCTTGCGGGAAATCCGGCAAGGTTTGGAAAGTCCGATAATCTTTTCGGGTTGGATTTTGCCGGAACGGTGGCAGCCTCTAACTCGATTTTGGAAAGTCAAAACCTTCCGCCTTTTACACCTGGAGATGCATATGCGCCCGAATCGGAGAAATGCGAATTGCGCTATACCGGCGCTCGGGTCTGGTCTGTGCATATCACGCAAAATTTTGAAACGGGAAACCAGCAAAACGCTGAAGCAGTTATTAACTGGCTCGATACTCAGAGTGTCGCTCGTGTCAAAAAGTCCAGGCTCGGCAAATCGACTGTTATTTGGGGGTCGCTCAATTATTGCCAAACCGAGGCATATATCAAAGCCGATGAAATGCTGGCGCATGCTAAAGGCGAAGAAGAAAAGAAGCTCGTCAGAGAATCGCCAGAATTTCGTTATGCACAGGAAAAAGGGATTGTAAGGGTAGAAGTAAAAGCAGCTAAAGATTATTTGAGAGAAAAAGGACTGACGTATTTAGGAGCGTGGGACATGGGAACAGTACATAGGATATTTGCAGAGCGTACCGAAATCTTAAACCGGACAAAGTTCGATATTGAGGAATTTAATTTACTCGATGTTCCTTTCCGCTATCGCGCTACTGCTGCAGCTTGGATGCGTGGCGAAGATGTCAGTGTTTTGTTTAACAATCGCATGACGCTCTATCGTCATGCTAAAGCGCTTCGTGCTTTCGGCCTTGACATAACAGCAAAGCGTAACGTCCAAAGCTTCCCCGTTCGCGTTCGAACTATCAATTTGATTCCACTGGCTCCGCCCGAATTTTATAAGGTGGCAGCATAGTGAACCGTCGATTTGTTCTAAACCTCGCCGCCCTCGCTTTCGGCTTCCTGATCGGTGCCGCCTCCACCTGGGCGAGTGCGGTTGAGGGCTATATGTACAAAGACAAATGCCATGAGCAAATCAGTGATGCCGTTCAATCCTTTGCAAGCGGCTTTCCGCAAGTCATGGGGCCAAACATGGTGATTTATGCCCAAACAACCTTTATGCAACAAGGTAATCCCGATTTCTTATATGACGCCTTTTACTATGATTCACAAGGCCAGTGGGTTCCCATGCTCAACAATGCTGGCGCGTTCCAGATATGTACCGTTCCTGAGGACGTTTCCAGTTTGGTACCGAACAATTTTATCTTGATTGTGGCCTGCGTAATTCTATGGGCGATTGGCTTTTCTATAGGGATGAAAAGATGAGTCCAGACTATGTAGAACTAGGCGGCTTACTTTTCGGCGTTCTCGCTGCCGGTTGGGGATGCGGCTTCTCAATCTACGCGCTTCGAAGATTTCTCGAACAGGTTTAAAAACTGTGCAAGCCGTGGCTCCCAAGCCTGCACAGTCCTTAATGGGGGCATAAGAAAGGTAACAAGATGAAAATTTTCAACGCTGTGAAGCGCCATGCTGTAAACGGTTGGAATGCGGTCAAAAAAGGCACTCAAGCTCTGGCCGTTGGTGCTGCTGCCGGACTTGCCGCCTTGATGGGGCATGTGAATGATGCTGCAGCCGCCCTGCCTGCTGCCGTGGGTACTTCCATCACCGCAATCCAGACTGACGGTGAGGCAATCTTTGCCTTGATTTTCCCCGTTGTCGCTGCTCTGCTCGGCCTCACCATCGTTATCAAGCTTTTCAAGCGCTTCGCTAACAAGGCTTAATGATGCGTATCCCCGTCTTAATTCTCCTGATCGGTGCATTATTGACGGGGTGCGCCTCACCTAGCAATGACCGGGATAAAAGAGCATCCGAATATTCCGATTGGTTTAAAAATCCTTGCTCCCGGTGCTGATATGTTTTCTAGATTAATCCTTTTCATTCTCGCTATATTATTCAATGTAGCAGCCTATTCGGGCGTTTCTGCTGTGGCTCCTAATCCAGAGATATTATGGAAACCGCAATGGGGTGGTTCTGTTGGTTTTAATTCTGTGGCCGCTGTCTGTGCTTACGATATTGGCCTCCCTTCATGGTCTGCTGCTTCACCTGGCTGCTCGTTTAGCTGTACCGATATTATCCAGAATGCGACTTCTGGCAGTTATACAGTGCATGCAGTTTGTTCTGGCGGTTCCACTGCTAACACAAACCGTATATCGAATAAGTCTGCGACCTGTCCATCTGGATATACTGTTTCTCAAGATCAGACAACATGTATACCTGCACCTGACGGTGATTGCGCCTCGAAGAAAGGCCAAAACGTTAATGCATTTGTCGGCCCTGTCGCTGACCCTTCTAGCATTTCACCATATATAGATGTTTGCCAGGGCACTTGCGGTGCTTCACTGGTGAATGCTGCTCCCAAAGTTAGCAAAACTAACGGTCAAGTTTATATGGTCGGCACCTGGTCATATACAGGTGAATCCTGTAATTCTGGCGACCCTGTAGCGTCAACCACTGACCCTGACGTAAGCGATAATCCAGAGCCTGATGGCGATGATACGATAACAAAATCTTGCTCTAATAATCCTGGCGGTGGACATACCACTACCTACACGATTACTCACCCTGACGGTTCAAAAGATTTTCAATATATAACTCTCGCCGGTGCTTGCTCCGGTGCCAACGATGACCCAGATGCTGAAAAAGATTTTTGTCGAGAAAATCCCACTGCCTCAGCCTGTAAGGATTTCTGCGCTGACAATCCTGCTGCTTGTGTTGATCGTAATTCCGATGGAGGATTATTCTGTGCTGCTCCTCCTGTCTGTACTGGTGACGAAATAGACTGCGCTGCACTTTTCCAACAATGGACTACCCGCTGCGCCTTCGAAACTGATGCCTTCACCCTTCCTGAGGCTCCACCTAAAACACCTCAGGAACTGGCAGAGCTAGAAAACAAGAAAGTCACTGATCTGCTTGACAACGGCGCTGCGGTTACTGCCTACAACGATTTCAAGTTGATGAACTGGTCGACTTGGATTCCTGTTTTTCCTGCCGCCTCCTGTTCTCCTTTTACCGGCACTGTTGCCGGTAATTCCGTTTCCATTGATGTGTGCCCAAAAATTGCCATGCTCAATGAATTAATCGGCTGGCTTTTCGCTGTCTATGGTGCATGGACGGTTGTTTCCATGGTCTACAGGAAAGAATAATTATGATGCTATTCGGAATGAAACTATTGACCCTGCTTGGCGGTATCGGCTCGGGTCTAGTTGCTTGGCTGGCTTCCTCGATTACTCGTAAAGCCGTTGTTGTAACCTCGGTTGTTACTGCTTTTCTAGCTGTAACAGCAGCTTTCCTGATCTGTATGCAAACCTTGGTTGGCTCCATTGTCTCGCTGGTTTCGATTCCAGCTTGGTTTTCATCCTCAATCGGTCTGTTCGTTCCAAGCAATTATGCCGGAGTGCTTGCTTTAATTTTCTCGGCCAAAACATGCCGGGCGGCTTATGACCTGGCTAAAGAGAAAATTCACTTGATTGGCCAGTCGAATTAATGGCCGTTTACTTCGTCTCCGGTGGCCTCGGTTCCGGTAAAACTCTCGCCTCTGTCGGCCAACTACGTCAGTACGCTATCAATCGTTGCAAGATCGCTGGCAATCTCGATATCTTCCTGGAGCATTTCGCTGATTCTCCTAACTCCAAAACCTCGTATATTCGAATCCCTGATCGGCCAACCGCCGATGATCTCTATGCACTCGGCACGGCGAACGATACCTATGACGAAGAAAATAACGGCCTGCTCGTACTCGATGAAATGGCTACCTGGTTAAACAGTCAGACATGGAACGAAAAAGGGCGTAAAGAATTGCGGGATTGGTTCGTCCATGCTCGCAAATATGGATGGGATATTATTTTCCTTTGCCAATCCATCGAAGCCATGGATTCCCAGCTCGTCAAGCTGCTCATGGAATACCATGTTCCCATGTCGAACTTGGCCAAGATCAACGTGCCGGTTATTGGCAATTGGGGGCGCACCTTCAAGAAAAATGGCAAGCCCTTTCGACTCCCGAAAGTCCATACCGGCAAAGTCCTCTACAAGAATTTAATCAAGGCTGATCGGTGGACATTCCGAGCGCGTGATCTATACCAGGCTTACAACACAAAACAGGTAATTGCCGATGATTACCCGCATGGGCCTCACTGTCAGTTGTCCAGGTGGCACCTCGAAGGGCGCTACCTGCCTGTCCCTCTCGGCTGGCAGTTCTGGGCCTCCATGCTCTGGCGTGTGCCTCTCTATCTCTATATTAAACTTTGCGAAGCCTTCGGGCTCCTTCGCTATGATCGTCGCCGCCAGGCATGGATCGGCCCATAACTTTCGCTCTAAAAAATCCCTCTGCTGCGCAGCGGCAGCGGGATTTTGCTGTGTGAATGTAAAAACCGGCTGAAAGCCTTCAAGAGATGGCCCGAAGGGGCATATAGATGGCATCGCGTTTCCTCCCTTTAGCCTCGGCCTGTGTCGGGGCTTCTTTTTTACCTCCCTATCCCCTGTAGACTGCTTTTGACTTCCACCGGACGAAAAAAAACCTGGCATTTCGCCAGGTCCTTTTTCTGTTTTCTGTCAAATCAATTTAACCAGTACTTCAAGCGGGTCGATCTTCAAAGCCAGCGCGATCTGGGCGCAGGCGTAGGCGTCCGGCCAGCGTTTTCCCTTGTAATAATCGCTGATTCTCGGTGTGGTCGTTTTCAGTGCCTTGGCTAGCCCGTAATCGCTGGTGATCTTCAAGGCAATCTTGCATTTGTCCAGGTATTCGCTCGGCTTCATGATTTTTTCCCTTAACAGTATGCCTTGATTATATGTCCATTTTGGAGGTTGACAACCTGTCCTATGTGGACGTATAAAGCGACATGTCCAGAACGGACATATTTCGCAATTCAACGTCATACAGGAGCGCATAGCATGATAAAGATCGAGATTCAGAGCACAGAAGTTGAAACCAAATCCGGCACCAGCAGCAAGACCGGCAAGCCTTACAGCATTTCTGAGCAGGATGGTTGGGGCTATTTTCATGACCAATCTGGCAAGGTGCATCCTCATCCGATGAAAATCCGCATCATGCTGGAAAAAGATCAGGCGCCCTATGCGCCCGGTCTTTACACATTGGCTCCCGAGTCGCTTTATCCCGATCGCTTCGGTCAGATCACCATTCGACCCAAGCTGAAAGCTCTTGTAGCGTCTGCCAAGCAAGCTGCCGCAGCCTGATGAAGACCTGCACCACCTGCGACTTCGCCACGGTCTTGCAGCATGGGGCCTCTAAGGGTGCTCTGTGGTGCTTCGTGCGGTCGCAT